TGCGAATGATGGATTTTTTATCGCTAAAGCAGATGTAATGTGGTTATACAATAGTTACGATAATGAGTTAGGACTGCATCAAGTGTTCATGGATTGCACACTTTATGTGCCAGCATAAGATAATATTTATTTAACTTTTATGGAGTAATTAAAAATGGCACTTATTAATAAAGTTCTTCCCGGTTATGTAGCAACACTTTGGACACAAGGTGCTGATAATCCAACACCTTTAACAGTTCAACAATTATCAACTTGGAATAGTGTTGATGACATTGTTGGCACAAGTGCAGGTGGTTTAGGTGCAAGTGGTATTCAAATTCCAGTAGAAGCAGTTCCATCTTTCGGTGCAGATGATGCGTTTGCCGCATATTCTATCGCAGGTCAAAGAACAGGTGCAAAGATTACAACCCAAAACCAAGTTACTAGCCTTACTGTAACTGCACCTTGGAATCCTGCTGATCTTGCACAGTTGCTTATTCGTAATGATGGCTATAACGGCACAACCATTCGTACCTATGTAGTTGCAGTTTATGATGGTACTAATACTGTTGCTTATGCCTTCAATGGTCGTATTGGTGGCATGCAATGGGATTTAGCACCTGATGCAGAAAGTAAATTTATTTTTACAATTCATCCAGTAGGTAGCAACGAGTATGGTTGGTCTAACTCTTAATATAAAAAATGACAATACAAAATAACTCACAAGACTTACTAACATATTTATTGAACCAAGCCAATTCAGGTAACAAGAATTGGTTTGGCTTTCAACAACAACGCATTGCAGGCATTAATGTGGCATACGAAATTGCCAAGAATCATGCCGATAAAATGACACCTGAACAATGTGCCGATTACGCACTCAAATTAAATAACGCTATCTATTCCAAACTTGTTAAGGGGGAATAATGGCAGATTCAGTTACCTTCAAAGTTGAGGGAATGAAAGAATTTGAGGAACTTTTAAAAGAAATTCAAGAAGATTTAGGTCCTAAAGATTCTAAAAAAATACTAACTCAAGCAGTCCGAAAGTCTATGGGTTATGTTTTAAATACTGCCAAAAATATGACCCCTGTTGAAACAGGTGCGTTAAGGGCATCTTTAAGGCTAGAAGTTAGAAAGCCAAGCCGTAAAGACAAGCGTTCTAAATATGTTGAGAATAGCGATATTATTATTGGCAATGTTACGACTGCCCCCGGTAATGTTTTGGCTAAGAAAAAGTTTATGAATGTAAAGTCGGGCAAGATCCAAAAGGGCATTGAATCAGATGCTAGAGCCATAGCCAATGAATTTGGTACTGCCAAAATGCCTGCAAAACCATTTATGCGACCTGCTATGGAATCTCAAGGTGGCAATGTAGTAAGTAGTTTAAGTGATTCTTTGAAACAAGCATTACAAAAATATAGAGCAAGACAAGCAAAAAAAGGATAAAAGATGAATCAATTAGCACAAGCATTTGGCAAAAAGTTTGACAAAGAAACAGTAAGAACAAAGTCTTTTGAGTATGGTGGACATAACTTTAAGGTTAAAGTTCCCTTAACTTCTGAATACGAAGCCTTATTTGAAGCCGTAAAGATTGTTGACGATACAAAAGTTAAGCAATATTACGATGAACTTACTAAACAATTCCTTGAAAACAAAGATAAGTTAGACCCTGAATTGGGTATTATTTTTAAAGATGATGATGTAGAAATACAAGGCAGATCAATGATGGATACTGCCAAAAACAAAGCCATTACAGAAAATCGTATTGTTGCAATGATTCGACTATTAGTGCCTGAAGAAAAAGGCTTTGATATGTCCACAATAACCTATGCAATGGTAGAAGAATTGTTTCCATTTAGCGTTCAATTGGAACTTGTTGAATTAATTGGCGAAGTTATATCTCCTAGTTACAAAGACACCAAGGGAAAGTAATTCGGTCTGTCCGTAAGCAAGTTAAGGCTTATTTGACTGCTCATGGTACAGACCCTAGCCAAGTTGACGAAGAAACCTTTACCGATATTTGCATTATGTATAGCGATGGCATTATAGGTAACTTTGGAATCTTGCAAGTATTGGGTAGCCATACTGCAGGCTACTTTAACTCTATGTTGCCAAAAGGTAAGCAACCCTTTAAACTTAAAGATATTATTCCTACTCAATATGAATATTTGTATCCACCTATATCAGAACAAGACAAGAAGGATTTAGCAAATAAGCAACTATTAAATTTTGTTAAGAGTAAACCAAAAGCACCCCAAACATTATTTGGAGATAAGTAGATGGCACAAAACATAGCACGACTAGGGGTGGTCTTAGGCATTGATACTGCCGAATTTACAAAAGGTATTGAATCTGCCAAACGCAAATTAGGCGATATTGGTCAGTTTGCTATGAAAGCCGGGGCAATAGCAACTGCCGCACTTGGTGCTATGACATACAAAGCCATGCAGTTTGCTGATGAAATGTCAGACCTATCTGATGCTACTAGCGTATCTATAGCCCGAATCACACAGATGAGCCAAGCCTTAACCATGTCAGGTGGTAAGGCAGATGATGCAGGAAAAATATTAGTTAAGTTTACTCAAAATATTGACGAAGCCGCCAATGGTAGTCAAAAGATGCAAGATGCTTTTGCCAAGGCAGGTGTTTCGTTAAATGATTTAGCCAAACTTTCTGTAGAAGAACTGTTGCAAAAAACAACAGAAGGTCTTTCTAAAATGGGAGATAAGGCTACACAAACAGGAACAAAATTAGACCTGTTTGGAAAAGGTATGCGAGCCGTAGATATGAATGGCTTTAATGTGCAAATGGCACAAAGCGTAGAAGAATTCCAAAAATACGAAAACGCAATAAGAATAGCGGCAGAACTTAACGACAAGTTAGCACAAAAATCTAACATGATGAGTTTAACATTTACTCAAAAAGTGTTGCCTGCCGTAAACGAATTGTTCAATGCTATTAATGTAAAAGGTGGAATTGCAGAAAAAGTTTTTGAGGGCATAGCCAATATTCTATATGGCATGACAGGTGCTTTGCGTTATGCAAATAATGCTATTGAAGCAATGGGTGTCGCTATGGATTTCTTGAAAGGTAAAATTACTTTTGAAGATTTTCAAAAAGCACAAATGAACATTGAGAATAATCTCAAATTACAACTGCATGCAATCCGGGAATATCGTAGAGAACTTGAAGAAGTAAAAAAAGTAGAAACTCCTAAAGACAATACTGGTCGTAGTATAAAAGATAGTCCTGAAGTTCAAAAATTTAATGAGATGAAGCGTGTAGCAGGTCTTATATCTGAAGAATACGAAAGACAACAATCTTTTTCATTAGCACAATTAGCCATCCGCAATCGTATGATTGGCATGACTGAAAACGAAAGACAAATACAAGAATCTATTAATCAGGTTTTAATATCAACAAGTGAAAAAATTGCTGACATTACTAAAAGGCGAGAAGAAGCAGTTGCAAAAGCACCTTCAGGTAAAGCAGATGAAATAAAGAAAGTATATGATGCCGAAATTGCAGAAGTGCAAAGATTAAGTCAACAATATGTTGAGGGTGCAAGAATTATTCAAACTTCTACTATTGAATCACAACGCACTTTTGAATATGGATGGAATAATGCATTTAAACAATTTGCTGAAGATGCCTATAACTATGGCAAAGTAGGCGAGGATATGTTTAAGTCATTTACAGGCAACATGACATCTGCCATAGATCAATTTGTAGAAACAGGTAAATTTTCATTCGCAGACTTTACTACAAGCGTAATTAAAGATTTGCTTAAAATACAGTTGCGTATGCAAGCCATGCAGTTGTTTAGTCAGTCAGGTGGCATGGGTGGAATCTTTGGTGCAATCTTTGGTGGTGGTGCTAGTGCTGGTGCAACAGGAAGTTTTGTAAGTCCTACTTATGGTGGAGTAGGTGTTGCCGCAGATGGTGGAATGATTAGTGGTCCTACTATTGTTGGCGAAAATGGTCCTGAGTTATTTATTCCTCAAAGAAGTGGAACAGTTATACCTAATCAACAAATGGGTAGTATGCAAAATGGTGGTAACACATATGTTACTAATAACTATATTGATGCAATTGATACAAAGTCTTTTGAAGATAGATTGTATGGAAGCAGTAAAGCAGTTTGGGCGGCAAATCAATATGGC